ATTCCTCATACACCCCCTAATAGCCTCATACAGAGCCTTATATAGAGAGGTAGGCTGACCCCTTAGAGAGAGCAGAGAGACCCCCTATGACCCCTTTGCGGGCTTCGATTAGGAGGATACTATCCCCCGCATATAATTTTGCTAATATTGACCTCCCTGCACCCCACATATAATTTCCCTGATATCGAGCCGCCCTTCAGCCTAGCACCACAGGACTGCCTATAGCACCGCCATTGCACCATCGCACCACAAACAAAAACAGGGAACCGACCTAAGCCAATGCCCTGTATGTATGCTACCTGTATGTATGCTGCCTACAGCCCTCCTCCTATCTCGTTCATCAACCTCTCCAACGCATGAATGTTAGCCCTTATTTCAGCTCGCCTATCTACAGACTCACCCCCGCCACAACAAACGTTACCTAACGACCTCCCTCTGCTAACCTCTTTACGCTTGCCCCAATTGGAAAACTCCACCACGTATCTACCGGCTAACCCTTCTAGCTTTAATGCGCTATTAAGCCTCTTGACTGCCCTCTCTGCTGCATCCTGCGTGATCCATGAATCATGGTAGACACGCTGCATTGAACCTTCTGTTTCTGTTTCAAGCCAGACTCTGTATAATATTACGTTGCTCATGATATATCCCCTTTTATATGTTTAAGTTAATTCAATATAGCCGTTATCTGTCTCTTTAAGCTCACCATCATTTATTAAGCTGTCAGTGTATGCATAAACTGCCTGATCAAACGCCACTGGATCAACCTCTCTTAATAACGTTCCTTGCGCATGCTGGTATCCGATCACTTGAACGGTATCATAACAATCATTTAACATCTCTTCAACCCTGTCCGCCATCTCTTCATATGTTATTAAGTCACTCACGATATATCTCCTTTTAGGTTAAGACTCTAGCTGGAACGACGATGAACGTGTTACCGACTTCTTCAAGTGCCATTTCGTCCGCTATACGCTCTGCTGTTAGTTCTTCTGTTGCTGTACCGATTAATTCTAGGTGCCCTGATTCAAGCTGTTCAAATACGTTGTAGATTAACATGTCTAGTCCTCCCCGTTAACGTGAGTGCACAAACAGGAGGAACAAGCAGCGCCCTCAAACTTAGAACCTTCTTGGTAAAAGATCGTTCGATGCGCACCCGCCAGTCCTTCGCATTCGCCATACTTAAGTTCGCAATTAAGGTTGATGTTTAAGTCCGCATCTTCATCAGTACGTTCAATATTAAACCATTCGTTTAAGTTAAGCATGTTTGACTCCTTTGTTAGTTCAAGTTAGTTGTTAGCAATCAATTCTAGTTTGCGCAAAAATTTCAAAGATACGTCCAGTTTTTTTGCATGTAACAGTGATCATCTGATCTTTTGAAAGCGACACGAAATCGAAGTAGTCCTCAAATATATCTTGGTCACTATCGAACGTGTCCCATTGATCAAAGTCTAGCTCGCTAAAATCAATGTCGTTCGCTTGAATTACTTCTGAAGAAGTAATTTCGTTTGAAAGACAAAAAGATATCTTTGCACCCGTTAGCACCTCCACTAGTGCGTCGTTCATATGAAAGAATCTGGTCTCACCGTAATTGCCTCGCACATCGCCGCCTCGGTGAACTTCAAGCGCTATGATGCAATCATCGTCGTAGAACCAATCATCAGAATTGGAAAAAACATTGAAATGGATGTTATAAATTAGATCATTGTCATGGTTGTAAGTATTTCCGCCATTTTCGCATCCAAATTTTTCCTCAAGTTTTTCGAGATATTTTTCCGAATTTTTCGGAGAAAATTCGTCACATAGTTCTAAGACTGCTTGCGTGTTAACAGAAACATCCAAACTTTTTACACCCTTGAACTCGCTCACTTCATGTATTATTTCGTTAGCTTTAGTATCGTCTGTATAACAAGTTATTCCCCATCCGTTTGAACCGCCTAGACCGTACGTGTGACCGACCTCACCGAGTGTAACGCCACCTAGAACCACTTTGCTTTTTTCTAGTCCTTTTTTGAGTTTCAAAAAGGCTCTTGTAGCATCGTTGAAATCATCCATTGAAATTAAAATTTGGCTGTTATTCATTGCGCTGGCTTGTTTTTCTACTATCGCAACAATTTCGTTAATATCTGTAATAGCTGTTTTTTCTTTTGATAGTTTTAGTTGGATTCGCATGGTAGTTTCCTTTGTGTGGGTTAGTTCTTAATTTACTTCTCGGTTCGTTTGTCGTTTTACTTTAGCTTTATTTTAATTAATTTTTCTTTTATTGAATTCCTTATGCGCCCAAGACACGGCGTGACCTTCGCTCCAATGCTGACTCTCTGCGATCACTTTACCGTCCAGCAACAAAAATGATCTGTAAAGGTCTAGACCGTGGCTTCGAGTAAATTTTATTGAGTATGTGTACTTCATATTTGACTCCTGTTGTGTTGTTGTGTTCTTAATCATAATATACCTTTCGGCACATGGTCAGATAAACTTAGGACTATTTCAAACTTTATTATTAAGGTTGTGATTACTAAAGGTTACAGGTACAATTAATACTTCATTAAACCTAAAGTCACGTAACCTGTTGTAATCACTTAACTTCACTTTTCTACTATATATAGGTAAATAGTAAAATAAAAATAAAATATTACTCAAGTTTTAGGAAAATCGACCGATACAGTATACGTAGGGTAAGAAGTAGGGACCAGTGCGACCACTGCCCTTGCAAGTTGCGTGCCGATGTTTTTATTGGTGCGTTAATTGCATGCGTGCGAGTGGCAGCCTTCTTGCTAATGCAATATTGGGTCCAACTTTCTTGGCACACTTTTTGCTATAGCACAGACCGTGCCAACATGATTTTTTGCGGTAGGTGGGTATAGGGGGAGGGATAGTCTCTAATTTCTAATCTAAAACCTAAATAATTTGCACGAGACTTCTAATCTATAATACTTAAAATTTCTACAACTTCTATGTGAGGGTACTCCAGCAAACTGTACTTTTTACAATATACACAATCTGCTGAAATACACTTTTTCACTTTATACGATATCTGGTGAAATACACTTTTCATATTCCCGTAAATACTGTGTACTTGGTTTAGATATCCCCACTTACAGACTCAACATAGTAATGCCATCTGTATTTAGTTTCTAGGTCACTCATCTTGTCGTTAAGCATCTCAGCTTCTCTGTCTGCGGTAGACTTTCTGCTATAGTACGCTATCTTGACCTCCTCATGGTGTTGATGTGACTTACATAACAGATAGATTGTAGCACACATATCTTTCTCCTCTGGTTAGTATATGCTAACATACAGTATAAGTGTAATTAGACCCTAATATGACCTTAATACGTCCTATACTGTATGTTAACTACATGTTATAGACCTTCTTCCTAAGTATAACGAACTCTTTGTTAGGATCAACCTTGGTTAAAGTATCTATCGACTCATCTGCCTCTTCCTGTGAGTAGAATACATACCTTGCATTGGTAGACCCATTAGTATACAATTCTAGCACGATGTATACATATTCATCTGCACTCATATGTCACCTATTCTTTCAACCAAGTCCTCAGGAAGTGTAGAGTCGTAGTATATGCTACCTGTTATTGTCCAAGACTCTGACCCCTGCTCACCTTCGATGTATCCTATGGCTCTGTACAGCTCATGACCTTCTCTCAGGCAGGATACTACAGCTTCCCTACCATCTCTCAGTAGGTATCTACCCACAGTTACAGTGATTGAGGGTAGTTCTTCTTCCTCTTCCTCCTTCTCTTCAGGCTTCTCAATACTGTCAGGATGTATCTTAACTAACAGGTCAAGGCCGTCTATCTTATCGTTAAGAACTTTTCCACTTAGATCCCATTCTAGATACATGTTACTGCTCTTTAAGAACCCTCGATACCTACCTGTCTTTGCAGGTGAGTTACATCCTACTACAACAATCATACCGTTACGTGTAACATACTCTCCTGGCTCATAGTGAGGTTTCAAGAATCTCTCTTCAACATACTTTAAGGCAGACGTACCATCCTGCAGTGCTGCACCGACTATGTACTCTGTCTGTTTATGTACATATGCTAGAGCTAGAGGAAAGTTCAATACTGCAGCAATACATAATTCCTCTGTCTGCTCTATGCAAAACTTTAATTTCCTACCATCAGCCTGTACTGCTTCCATGGCCTCATCGCCAGACAGACTCTTCTTATTGGGTAGTCTGTCCCACTGCTCTCTTGTCGATACGTCCTCTTTACTCTTGATGTTGTTGATGAAACTCTCCAAAGGACTTTCTATAAGCTTTACTAGGTCTAACTTATCCTCACCTTCTTCCCAGTAATACTTACCAGATCTAGTCCAATTCAGTCTACAATCGACACGTCCGTCATCGTGATATATGGCACCTTTGCAAGGCTGTCTGTCACCATCTCGATCGGATATTGAGTTAATATGTACAACTCTACCATTCCTAGTCTCGTAGTAGCTGCCCACTTCTATCGTTAAGGGTTCTTCGTCCTTACTTATCCTCTCAATTAGGTCTAATGGGTCTGATTTGTCGGGTTCTGAATAGTATTTGCCTGACGCAGTCCAATACTCGGTAAGATACTTTTTTGATAGTGGGCTGTAGGCTAAACCTTCACAAGTGTATCTAGGTGTCCGAACGTTTATTCTATTGATAGTAATCCTCCTACCATCTCTTGTTCTATAATCCCCTACCCTTACCGTCAGTTTTTCTGCCATAATAATTACTCCTAGTCTAAAGTGAGCCAAGGCTCAGTTATACCTGCCATAGTCTTTACAACAAAGATGGCTAGGGGTTCTGTATCTACCCTCTCAGAGGCCCGTATTGCCCTATGGTAGCTCGCATACCTCTCAATAGTGTTAGGGTATACCAAAAGGGTTACAATCTCCTGAGAGAGAGGGTCGCAAGCCTCAGTGACATACGTACATGTACTGTCTGTTGCATCAAAGGGTTTAGATATATCATACGGAGGCACATTGTATGTTGCACCTAGCAGTCTACCTGATACACATTCTATACGACACCTGTCTCTGCCGACGATGTGAATCTGACTGTACAGGTCGTCAATATAGATCTTACATCTGTTATAACTCACCATCAATATCTACCTCCTCATGTACTAGTGATTCAAGCATAAGCCTAAACTCATCTTCTGATCTACGCTTACCGCACTCAGCGCACTTAAAGTCACCATTTACCATTAAGCTGTGTGAACATACACAGTCACACTTCTTTCTAAAGATATTGTTGTAGCCATCCTTATACTTGTCGTTAGATGTCCACTTCCTATTAGCCCACTGCTTTAAACTTATCTCATCAGACATTACATAACTCCTCACTGTATGGGTTGCCTACACGTATGAATCTCTCTGGCCTGTTAACTAGCTCCTTGCAGTAACGTGCTAGTAAAGTCTCCATAGATAACACTGTGTAAGCAACATTAGGTCTATTTGGGTCAATATAGCCTGTAGAGTAGCCGTCCATTTCCCATTTTAACACGTCTAGGTGGTGTGTAGCTGTAATCATGTTAGGCATCCCCATACAAGTAGGTTTCAGGTCCGGTGAGACCTCTATAGGCTTCAAGACGTACCCTGTACTCAACCCCTCTGTTGATAGCATGTACTTCCATAGGTGTGACATCAGTAATCTCCTGTCCTGCTTGGTTATAGATGGTGTATTCAAGTTCCTCTGTGATAGCTGAAGATAGTGTACCTCTGTTGGATATAACTGTGTGCCCTACTATCTTGTATTGGTCAAACAGGAAGTCGAACTCTATGCGCTCTTCTACCTTCTCCATCGGTGCTAACATAGTAATCCTTTCTAGACGCAAAAAATGGTCGGTGAATGTTAATGGCTATCTCTAGCACTTACATAACACTCATCGACCAGTTTCATAAAAACTTTAGGACTATTTTGAAGATTTCTTATTAGCTTTGTAATTAAACTGTATTAGAGGAAATAAAGAATTTTCTAACATGATGACTAAGGCTTCCTCTGACACATTAGCCTCAGATAGTATCTCACTGAAACCTGACTTATATAAGCACAGGTGTATTATTTCATGGAATGCTGTCTTATCTAAGATCTTCTGTGTAGTGTTCTCCTTTAGAGATAACTGTATTAGATCTAAGGCCGCATGGCACAGACCCATATCACCATTAGGTAGCTTATCCTTATACTCTATTCTTAGATCAGGTAAACTTGGAACACTCTTAATCTGCTTCAACATTAACGTATCCTGTGTGATGGGTGGAGTGAGTAGTTTAGACACATACTCAGGTGGTCGAATGGTTGTAGGCGTACATAGCAACGCCTCGTTCTGCTTCCTCACTGCCGTAGACAATAAATCATCTGTGTAAGGTCTCTCCATTCTAAAGGTGGGTGAGCAGTTTATAACGTCATACTCAGGACGGTGGGGGGTATTACCGCTTAAGAGCCTTAGAGATGACCTCATACATATCATCGTCTAATGTGTTCTTAGTGGACTTTACTAGCTTACCTAGAGCCTGTAGCATGATCTCTGTGATTACTGCTTCTGTGGCTATCTTAGCTAGTAGACTCATGGCCATTGATATTAGTTTAGCTTGCATAATGTTATCCTTTATAGTATTGGTAGATTTGAATTAAGACACCTGTGAGTGTTAAGGCTGCTGCCATGTATTTGAAGGCTGTAAGGGCACCTCTGAGGGCTTGTAGGTGGTTAGTGAACTCTACCCCTATCTGCTCCATAACGTCCAGTCTAGCCTCATTTGCGGCACTCCTACGGGTATGTTCTATTAGAGTGAAGTGCTGTTCTGTCTGTACTGCTGCTACCTCGTCGATAGAGGCTTGTATTTGGTCTAGTTTGTTCATTGGTTTGCCTGTGTGTTATCCGTGTATTATTTCTTCTACTAAAAATGATCCGTCGAATGTCTCCACCACTCCTGCTACTTGTGATTGAGCGTAAATATCAATAACTGTAGAAGCTGGGATATCTGCTATCCAAGATACGGAAGTTGATGTATAGTCGTTACTAGACCCATTGGCATTAGGTAAAGCTGACAGGGAACCTACTACATACGTCCCCCCTATCAAAATCTTAGTATAGACCCAACCTGATGACCCGGAGTTATTTGGGTTATTATTGTAAGACTGGTTAACTGTAACCTTATATGTGCCCGTCTTGGTAATTGTATGTGTGTGCAGAGTTACGTTAGCCGCATCTATAGCCAAACCTTGTGTAGCCGCAGCAACATGAGGCGCAACGGGCAACCTTACCAACCCAGGCTTACTAGCTGTAGCGTTCTCTATACCGACGGGAGAGCCTGCTGTGAAGTCGGGTATTCGGACTACAGAGAAGTAACTCAGTCTTTCTGCTCCAGTGTTGAGTGTTGCTGTATTCTGTGCTCTGATGTCTATTGTGTTACCTTCAACTAGGTCTGTGAGGATGGCTGATACGGAGTGAGCCTTGCTTGTTATTGTGTTACCCTCAGCAGCATTAACGCCATTCAAGTATATATGTGCTGCATTAGCTGCGGCAGCTTGGAAGAACTGTCCAAACACTTTGTAGTCACCTGCTTGCTTTACAGTATATACTCCTGTAGTGTTATCGTAAGATAGAGAAGAGTCTTTCTTCACTGAGTTAAATACTATAGGCTGTAGTGTGGTTGCTGTAGTAGCTGTATTTACATTGGACTTAAATACTGGCAACTGCTTAGCCGTCTGGTCTGAGAGGAGGTTTATTGTTCCTGAGCCTGCCCATTCTGCGATTGGGACAGTGGCTGTAAACCGCATTCTTAATTGCTGATTTAGTGCGAAGAACCCAGACCCCCATGTTCCCTCTGTACCTGCGTTATCTATTCTTAGAGCTAACTTGCCTGTTGGGTGACTGGTTACATAGCCGTATACCTTCGAGCCTCCTGGACCATAGAGCATAGTAGCTTCACCGAAACCGCTGTCACCAATATTTAAGCCTTTTATTAGGTTGGTGTCTATACTCTTGCCATCGGGTATATCTATCAAGTAATCACCTGACCCAGACACCCCTGCAGAGGTCATATCTAGTGCAAAGTGTATCTGCATCGAGTCACCGACTCTTTTATATAGGAAGGAAGACTCTGTATTAGGCCCAAGAGACCCTGTACTAAATGTGGGTGCAAACACTTGCCAAGGCTCCACCCTAGCACCTAAGCTAGACTTACCCGGACCTACAACCACATCACTTATTACTACACCTGTACTAGCAGCTACCGTACTAACTACTCTCAATTCTAGAGCAGATACACCACTAGCAAAAGTCATATAGACTCTGGTGTCACTTGACTTAACAGGTGTGGACTCTATAACATTTGTACCATCATGAATCTGTATTAAGTAATCATCACTAACATATCCTGCTAATGCTTTGATAGATAGATCTACCTTGAGTAGTTTACCTAGGTCTGTGTCGTCCATGTTGAATGGGAAGGATACATATGTGTTAACTGCTGAGGACGTAGCTACAAACTTGAGACCTGAACCTGTCAAGAACTCTCTAGGTAACTCACCTGCTACAGCCGTACGTGATAGATTCATGGCTGCGGCATTAGACTCTGTCCAACCTACTAGGTCAATAGCTGCACTTGGATTAGAGATATAGTTAATCTCACCTGATCCTGTACCTCCACCACCTGCACCACTACCTACTTCAACCTCTACACCGACATCATTAAGAGTATACATCTTACCGTCAGTCTTAGCGTATAGTTTCTTAGCACCTGCACTAGGGTTGGTTGGAGTTACTGCCTGCTCTGTCAATGCAACAGACTCAGTAATAGAAGGAGCGGTTAATGATCCACCATTGTCTACATCTGTGAGGTCAAGTGATACTGCGCCAATCTTACCTGCAACAGAGCTAACCTTATCAGTGTTGTCAATCTTCTCCCATGCCGCTGTGTTCGCTGTAACCCAGTCACCTACCTGCCAGTCACTTATACCATCTAAGGCTGTAGAACCGGCCACTGAGACCACGTAGTAGTATCCCTGTGTGCCTGTGCCACTAGATAGTGTAGGCGTGTTAGTAGAGGCATCCCATGAACCTTGATACTGAAGTGTACCAAGCACAGAGGATGGAAGTTCAGCCGTAGGTACCTTACCACTTGCATCAAGTGAGGCTACACCATTGACTGCTGATTTTTGAGAGAGGGGTACTTTAGAATCTAATTGAGTTTGAACAGATGAGGTTACACCATTAAGTGTACTGAGTTCAGTGTCGTCCACGTCTCCAGCACCTATCTTAACGGCATCAATACCTGCTAATAGGGAAGGGTTAGATATATTGCTTATGGCATTGTTAGCGCCATCTATAGCTTTATTAGTGATAGTCTGTGTTGTGTCATTATTTACTAGATCATGCCAAGTGCCGAAGTAATACCGGATGAAGCCTGAAGTAGTGTTTAGGTACACGTCTCCATTAACTGCCACAGCACCACCAGACTTGTTATTCAAGAATGTAGCATCGTCCACGTAATCTGTAATCTTAGCTAGGTCAATAGATAGACCTGTAGGTGCCGTTACTGTGACCCCATCTGATAACTGTAATCGTTTTATCTCTGCCATATCTATCTACCCCCCTTTATGTTATTTCTAGGCCTGTAACAGCCACCTCTTTAGTCGATTTGATTATTTTGATGACCTGTATTGTGGTCTCTTTATTTGTTGTGAGAACTCCTTCACCTATGACTTTAACTACATCCCCAACTTCTAGATCTAAGTCTAATGCGTCCACCCTATATCTGTAAAGTATCTTAGGTTTGGATCTAACTATCTTGAACAGGTTTTCTACCACCGAGTTGAATACACCATACAGAGATAGTCTGTTCTTGGACTTTAAAGTATTACTCAAGGAAGCTGGCTTGGTGTAAGACACCCTAGCTATACTAGACCTCTCTCCCAAATGTGGGTTGTATACTCTGTCTGCCTCTCTTAGATCTGCATAAGATATATTAGGTGTGAGTGTAGAACTTAACATCTCATCCTGTGTTCTTACTCTAGTTGGAGTAGTGTCCAGTCCAAGTATAGAGAACTTAGCAACACCTGAATTGTCTATAGAAACAAATCCGCCTGTAGAGGTCATTACCTCCTCCAACACTTCCCTGTTCGTCTTATGGTCTTGGCTACCTAGCTCTGGATATACTGCTATCATCTCTGTAGCTGTACCCAAGGCTGATCTAGTTGTGTTAATACTGGCTGTATCTATACCGAACCCACTATCTCTTAAAGATGACTCTACAATAGATGTAGCATCGTTTTGGGGAGAGTTAAGTTCTAGGCTGAAGAATAGCTCATCATTCAGTGTGGGTACAAACTGACCACCTCCTTTGAACACCAACTCTATTAGGTAGGTAGGAGGTTGTCCAGACACAGCGGGTAGTAGTGTAGACACTATATATGCTTCAGAGGACGGGTTACTTTGATGCCCAACCTTGATCTGAGTAATCTCACCACTAGTCAACTTAACTGTTACTCTAGCCCCAACGTATCCTGAGTATGTAGGACCGTTCAATGACAAGTTAACACTTTGATACGTGTAAGTTATATCTTCGTCTGTCAATGCTAGAAAAAATCCGCCGGAGACATCTGCCTCTATTACTTCTGCTGACAGAGACCCAGATCCGTTATTCTGATAGTAATAGGTGTCTCCTGTCTTGAGGTTATGGCCTGATGAAAAGACCTGCATGACTCTCTTATACCTACTAGACTCAAATGATCTGGCCACCTCTATATCTATACCGCTCTGATAGGATGCAGACGACACGCTGCCAAAATTAACAGTAGTGGGAGTGCTGTTAGCTCTACATAAAGTCCACCTAGAACTAGACCCAGAGGTAGTATATGCTTGAATGTCTCTGTCACCACCACGGAAGTTGAATGTAGTGCCATTGGTGCTTACATTGTACAGACCGTCTACTTCACCCTTGCTACCTGTCTCAGTAAATACATGAGGTATAGGTAAGGAGCTTCTACCTGACACATTAGGTGTGTGTATGTTTGTAGTAGACCCAAAGGTAGCATCCTTATCAAGCCCTACAGTCTTATCCAGCACTCCAAACACTACTGTGGTGCCTGTGATGTCTATAGTTCTTATAATGCCTTCAAACATCTTTCTAGGCTGGTCGTTAACTTTAAACCATACAGTGATAGGTGCATCCAGATACCAGTCATCTGTAGTTATGTATTGATTGATATAGTAATCAGAGTTCTCCAAACTGAATGAGCTAGATGAGGTAGTTAGTACACCTCCCGCTGCATTGGATATAGACGAAGTTATTACTGGGGTTTTCTTGACTCTACCTAGCCACATTACAGGTGTGCCTGTGCTCATAGATGTTAGATCTTCTGTGTCTAAATCATCTGTGAAGTGTAAGTCATATGTTACAAATACATTGAGGGTGGATATTGTACCGGCCACACGTATAAATATTGTTGTACCATCGGAGTACCATGTATTGGTGGTAGATAGTCCTGTGTCCAATGTCATGTCTATAGACCTGTCGGTTGCAGACTCTCGCAGCTTAACCCCTGACACCTTGTCAACATGAGGTACATTGAGGTAGCCTGATCCTGTGTTAGTGATGCTTGCAGACATATCCCTACTAGGAGACATTTTTATAAATGCGTGTCTCTTAGAACTTGCTTTGTATATCTCATCACTGAATGACATTACTTATACCCCCATATAGTAAATTTAGAACTGGCCTCATTGTTTAACTGTGCATTCTGGGCTATAGGCCAGTCTATTACAGTGCTTAAATAGTATGTATTTGCTGATCTAATGTAGTTGGACAGGTGTAACTCTACAGAGTATCTTGAACCCGGAACTAGGTTAACTCTACCAAAGTCAAACCTTATGTCACCCAACCAGTTTGATGCTGTTATGTTCTCAAAATCTGTTACGTTAACAATATTGCTACTGAAGGCAGGAACCTCCCTCTTCTGACTTTCATATATACGTATCTGCATCTTCTCCAGCCCCGTGTGCACCCCCTTCTTGAACATTGATAGAAGTAGGTGGCTCATCTCTGTGTGCTCCGACACCTCTAAAGTACCCAACAGCGGTGTGTCGCCATCTGTTATAGTGCTGACATATAAATCATTAGGGAAGTTCTTTATAGCCATTATAGATCCTCTATAGTATTAAAGCTCATACTGTACACATCACCCTTGATCTGAACTAGTGTAGGGTCTCCGTGAAACCTTGAGTATTTTGTCAACTCATGCAGAGATTGACTGGCACACAATGTAGGATCAAAGCTTATGAACAATGGTGTGTGATTTCCTACATCTTCAAACAACTGCTCTAGCTCCAGACGGTCTGCTTCTTTAAGGAAGTCTGTACTTAGGTTAGAAAATGTCCAATATTTATTCTTTAGTTTATAGTATACTGCACCCGACTCTGCAGTGTTCTTTAGAGATGGGTCTATCTGTTTCTTGCTGAATCCTCTCTTAAGACCTCTCTTAGATAGAGTTATGTAGTCACCTAAGTAGACAACACCTATCTTGAGTGCTGAAGGTCCTGCTGGGTTGGTTCTGTCCTGTATGATGAGCTGCCAGTGTCTATACTTGGTGTCTGGTTCATCATCTAGGAAGGCCATGACCCCGTCTGATGTCACCTCTAGAACTCTCTCGAATGCTGCAGTAACACCCACTGTCATAGGCACGTTATCTGCTCTCAATGTAACCACTGCAGATGCCGACAGAGGGAAGTCCTCATTACGTCTAGCTATAGCTGCAAAGAACGTAGTTTGTATAGGTGTGGATAAGTCCCAGTCCATCCTCTCATGGCCGTGTATTCTTATCTGATCTGTCTCCATACCGACTATGCTTGCCCTATCAGTATTGCCTATAAATCCTATCATATCCCATACAGCATTTGCTGTAAAACTTATATCTAATTGTAAGATGCCTAATGTTACAGCAAAGTAGAACTTATAGGTGGTGGCATTGTAAGAAGAAATGTATGTATCTGGAGCTCCTGTGATGGTTAAATCCGGGTCATAGTTATACCCATACCCTGTACCTAGGCCTAAGTTTGCTGGGACTGTGGAAGGTGCTGGTGCCTGTGAGTTCATCTCTGCTGCCATATGAGCCGCTAGAGCTGTACCTGTGTATATACCATCAGTCAATACTACCTGTGTGCCCGCCACAGCTATGATGTTGTTAGCTGAGGTTATTTCAAATATACCTGTAGGAGACCACTGCTGAAATCTTTGAGGTGTTTGTAGATTAGATTTAGGGTACAGCGAATGTTCAGAAGATACTGTGAACAACGACTTGTAAGTGAAGTTATTATTACAGAATCTAAGTCTAGAATTTCTATCGTCTGCCGCCATACCCTACCCCTATGCTAGTCTTGCGTTTTGTCTGTTTAAGTTTAACACTATGTCTGCGAATGCGTCCTCATTAACTTTAGCTTCAGCCGTAACCTGTATAGGCTTCCTGACCTCTGAGAGTATTTGAGCTAACATTGCAGCGTCTCCTCCCCCAGTATCCTGTGCTCCGCTAGGGCTTGCTTGTACTGAGTCTAAGAACTTATTAAGTCTAGGTCCGGTGGTCCGGTCGATAACCAACTCACCTGGGGTGAGCATAGCTGGTACAGTATCTCTATTGCCTGCCCCTGTTATGATACCTCCTGTGGCTGCCGGAACACCTAGGTCTCCTAGAATTTTCTTAAGGTTGAAGCCTGTTGGGGAAAATTTCTGATCTCCTAGTATGGCTGTCTTTAGCCCCTTCTTCACTGCGCTTCCAGTACTATCCCCAGCCTTGATGCCAGCCTTCTCCTTAAAGGAGTCCACAACAGCCTGAGCTAAAGCTATAGCAACTGTAGGCATCGCATCCGCTAAAGCCACCGCTATCGTAGGTGCTTGTTTAATCAACTCGGAAACCAAAGTGTCCATGGAGTTAACTAAGGCTATGATTAGATCAGGTGCACTGTCCACCAACGCCTGTATGATCTTAGGTACAGCATCAACTAGTGCTACTATAAGCACAGGTAGGTTAGTTACCAAAGTGTCTATCAACACCGGTACTTGGTTGGCTATGGCCTCTATGAACGCCTTTAAATCTTCAGGACTGCCTGTTAGCAGTTGTAGTAGGGGTCCTGCTGCAGCTCCTACAGCTTCCCCTATGATGGGTCCGGCTATATCTCCTGCCACAGTCTCAGCTATTGCGCTGGCTGCCCCAGAGGCTCCGTCAATCAATATTCCTTGTGCGTTTGCATCTCTGGCCGCTACTGCCGCATCGACTCCCTTGGAGGCTACTTTAACATCTTCTATAGCTTTGGCAATATTGCCTGCACTGTCTTTATTGGACTTCAATATAGACTTAAGTCCCTGCCTATCCTCCGACAGCTTCTTTTTGGCTATCTTTAGCTGTTCTCTCAGGTCAGATTTCTGCTGAGACTTACTGTCTAATATAGACTTGTTGTTTGCATCAGAAGCGACTCTGGCAGACCCTACCAAACCATCGGAGTTAAGTGAGGACATCTCTGCACTAAGCTTCTTTATGGCTGCCTCTAAATCTGCAACATTCTTACTGCCTCTACTTACGCCTGACTTGGCTGCCGTATCAGAGAACTTTACAGAGGTTCGTGCTTTATTCTGTGCAGACACTAAGTTGTCCTTAGCTTCTCTCACTGACTTCTGTGAGTCTGATCCAACCTTCAATGTACTTGCTGCCGAACCTATACCTGCTAGTATTTTAGCCTTCCTGTTAGCGGAATCTCTGGCTATCTTCTCTTCCTTTTGGGCTTGTTCTAACTCTGCCTTAAGTTTCTCACTCAGGCCTTCCTCACGTATCCTCTTTTTGATAGCCTCTATCTTCTTACTAGAGTCTATCTCTATCTTAGCTATAGCTCCAGCCGCATCCAATAAAGCCTGTTTAGAGGCCTTACCTTTAAGCTTACTGGCCTTAATAAATAGATCTACGCCTTTTGCTATAGCTATCTGTCTCTTTTGAGAACTCTCACGTATCAGATCTATCTCTGTCTTGCCTAAGTCTACCGCTGAGGCTTTGGCAGTCTTGAAGTTGGCTACGAGTAGCCTATTGGCCCTCTCTAGAATAGCCCTAGACTGTGCGGCGGTTTTAGCTTTCTGGGCCTTAAGTATCTTGGCTTCCTCTTGCTGCTTCCTTATATCCTTAATAGCCTTTCTTGCTGCTTTTTGATCTTCCTTAGCTATTATTTTTCTATCCTTGATCCTAATGCTGGCTATATTGCTGTTGAGATCTTGGGTATTTTTCAGTTTTTGATTAACTTTTATTACTGCTATACCTTCATCAACCCTAGCCTTAACTGTGGCTATAGTTCTGTCTAGTATAATTAAGGCTTGCTTCTTAGTCAAGCCTATAGTACGCTCTCTGCCTGACTCTATATCTGCCCGTCTCTGCATTAGACCTAAAAGCTTCTCCGCTTCCTTAGCCTGTTTGGTCGTGTTTACTGTTGCAGAAGAGGTAGCTCCATCTAACTGGTTGGCCGCCTCTGTAGCCAACTGTACGGCTTTGGTGAAGAATTTTAACGTACTCTCAAAGGCTGGGCTTAGTGATAGTAGGGACTCGGCCAATATAACTATTGAGTCACCTAATGCTGCTATAGACTTCTGTGCCTGCGGCTTCTGTATCTCTTTAAATAGGTCTGACATGCTCTTGGTAGCTTTAGTTAACACGTCCTTAAAGGCTGGTGCTAGTCCACTAACCAAACCCTTCCTAACTTCATCTGTATTGTTAGTGAAGAGATCCCACTGCGAGCTTAGCCCTTTGACTGAGTTGCCATAGGCGTCGTTAAGAGTCTTTTGTACTCCTACCTCGTCCCCCATAGCTCTGACAGAATCTTCTGCACCTTTGATACCCTCTTTAGAGAGTAGTGCAAGTATTTGCTTCAACCCTCGTGCAGACCCAAAAAACCTGTTCAGTTGAGTTGTACTTCCACCTACTGCGCTGTCCATATTCTTTAGGAAGTTTATGAAACCTCCAGCACTTTTTATACCTTTCTCACCCAGCTCTATATTGAACTCTTTAGCCGCCCTCTTGGCATCTTCACTAGGTTTAAGTATACTCTTGAATGCTGCTGAGAGTCCCACAAAGGCTCTTCTAGTGCCTATAGCACCTCTAGTAGTACCTACTACTGAACCAAGAACTTCATCCAGAGAAATGCCCATTCTGGCAGCCTGAGAGGCTACTAGTCCGAACCCTTTAGAAAGTTCTTCTACTGTGGTCAAACCTAGCTTTTGTGCTGTGAAGAACTTGGCGGCTACTGATCCGGCCTCATCTGCGTTTAGGTTGTATGCTTTGATGGATTTTATCAGAGCATCTGTGGTTGACTTAACACTGGCATTACCAGCTACAGCTAACTTACCTGCTGCTGTCAAGACACCTGTAGCGTCTGCTGCACTGATCTGTGCTGATGTAATATCGAATATTGCTTTAGTGGCATCCTGTGCATCTATAGGTATTTCCTGTAGTACACGAGTAAGGTCTCGGCCCATCTTCTGGAAGCCCTCTGACACATTACCTGATGCAAATGACGTTTTATCTAATAGACCTCTAACGGCCAACATACTCTTTTCAAACTTAGCAAACTTCTTAATAGATCCTGTAATCTCTCTACCAACAAGCTGGAAGCCTTTGCGTAAAGCTAGGCTGGCTGTCTGTACACCTAAAAGAGCGGCACCAAACTTTACTATCTTACCTGCAGAGAACGATTTTGATCTAGCTCTACCTACAGACTTAATTGACTTGGAAGCTTTGTTAGCTGCCTTGGATACTTTATTAAGGCTATCTGCTGCACCTGCTATAGACTTACCTGTTTGTGCGGCATTCTTTAGGTTTATATTAAGCTTCTTTACATTTGAAGATGCTCTAGACGCTGCCTGTGTTATTAGATTAACACCTTTAGCTGCCTTACCTGCACTCGTACGCATTTGGCTCTGTCGTTTAATTACTCTATCGAACGACTTCTCTACCTTGCGAACTGAGGAAACAGCATCTAACAACGACTTTTGGAACTTCTTATCGTTCAATAGTAAGTCAAAATTAATGTTGTTAGCCATGCTGTTACCCCTTCTTTTTGGATTGGACTTCTTCTAATTTAGAGTAGAACTCATGAACGAGATCTAGTTCCTCTGGAGTGAATGAGTCAGCGTTAACAGATATGTTTAAGTTCTTACACTTCATCAACATATTGTATTTTTCGATTATGGGACTAACCAAGTGAATATCGCTTGCACTCATCTCTAGGGATAAATCCACCCCCGCACCCAATAAAGATGCGGCAGTGGCTATTACTTTTTTGCTTTAGGGTTCTTAGGCGGGTTGATAATGTTACCAAAAATCTCCATAACCATAGTGGTCATATCTTCAATCTCTAGAACCTCTTCCCAAGTCTTTAATACCTTACCCTCATACTTAACTGATACAGACTTGATGAGGTGTCCTATAGCTGAGATACCTTTAGCTAAGGTACTGTAGTCATACTCCAACTCTGTGTCCCCCGGCTTCATGCCAAGCTCACCTAGTAACTGTAACTTCTCTGGAATGTTGCAAAGTCTATACTCTACTACTGTTCCCTTGTCCTTGTACTGCATGTGTACCCCCCGATACGATTATAAAAAGTTAATGTGAAGATCTTTAGACGAGCTAGAAACAAACCCCTTTGCCTCAATCTCTACTACCAAAAATCCGTCATTGTCTGCTATTGTGTTTGAAGTAATCTTCGCATTAGGCATCCAGATGTTAATTACTGATCCAGGAACCCAGTTACCTGATGGGTCTTTCTTCCCACCGTTAAACATTAGTGAAGTTGTTTTGTTGTTTACTAGTGAGTCGAACTCATCAATCTCATGCTTCTTGAAGATCAATGTAGTTGTTGCTGTAACTTCCCTTTGAAGAACTACAGACTCAGATACACCAGACTCAGAGCAGAAGTTATCTACATCTGTCTTAGGAGTTGATACGGACAGAGAGAAGTTGTTACCACCCCTACAGTCAAACCTTGCAAAGTCTCCAATAGTCAACTCTTGATTCTTAACAACAAATGACTTAGAGCTGTCATATGCTGGAGTGAGAGGAGTGTCATATGTACTGGGCGCTCCTGCATAGCTAAGAGAACCTGTCTCGTCTACAGAGAACCCTAGGATTACATCTGCTGCTGTAGCTGAGTTAGCCCCTGTTGCAAAATCAAGGTCTAGGTATGTACCACTTGTAGAGATAGTATAACTACCTGTCAGTGAGCTAAACGAACAAGAGATTGTGTCTCCGTTTGTACTAGCTGCTGTCATCTTGGTTGCTACCTCTGAGGCCAACTCTTTAGGAGACTGGTAAGTCTTTTGTGTGAGTGAGGCTGTCAAGGCTGCTCCAGCTGCAACATCTACAAAGTCGATTGAGAAGTTTGAAGCATCTACAGTAATACCATTTCGGAATGATTTAATACCCTCTACCTCGAACTCGATTGTAGCTAGTTCGTTAGCTGGGAAGTTCATATTCATACTAGTTGTTCTACATCCTGCTACTGCTTGGTGTAGAGAACTAGTAGCTGTACTTGATTGGTAATGGTGAACACTGTATGTTGGGTGTCCGTCTGGCTGTGGGTTGAAGTGAATTGCCTTACCGAAAGTTACTCCAGATCCGGGTGCTACATTCACATTGTAGTTCATAGTTAGTGAGTCACCTGCTGCGCTGACTACGTTTCTGATCTGGTATCCGTTAGTACCGTCCTTGTACATCAAGGCTCTACCTGCTGGGTTGTTAGCACCCTCTCCTACACCTACTTCAATAATTGAAGCGGCGGCACTTGATCCTGCCGTACTTCCTACTGCTGCTGTGTCCTCTGCTGCATTAACAATCTGTCCACCCATTGCAGACTTAACCATTACTGCATAGTCAGGTGCCTGTCCTTCGACTCCGCTGTGCTTCAAGTCTTTTGATATAGAGACAGATGGCGTTTCTTTAGTCGTGAAAGACTCAGATGATCCAATACCGTCTACCAACTCTTCTGAGCTGACACTTTCGACTGCACTGTTAACTGAGAACCCTGAGTTAATTTTAGTGAACTCCGTTCCTGCTGCCAGTTCTACTAGCTTACCTTCTACTGCCTCTTCCTTAATCCCTATAATGGAACTTCTTGTTTTTTCTGCCATGTTAGGCTCCTATAAAGTTAGTCTAAATCTTCTTGTATTCTAGCTAAGAAATTGACCGATGCAGAGATCATTCTGAAGCTGTCATTATTAAAATATTCTATACCGTCAGTAGATACCGCTCCTACATCCCATACCCCATCAGGCCACGCTATGGTCTGGTTTGAACTAATGTGCAGAATAAGTTCATGTAGGTCGGTTTGCATTAGCTTCACCTCTCTGTCGATGGCAGAAGGTTTCTCCTCTGATCCTGTAATAGCTCTTGTGAGAGATACTGTAAAGGCCAGGTCTGTTGAGGACTGCTTTGTTGTTGCCAGAGCTATTGACGAACTACCTATAAGTAGACCCCATCCAGACGACAACTGTTGTATTGTATTTGACTCAAGTGCATACGGGTTGGGTAGCCTTCTCTTAGCTGTGAACCCCGGCACTAGAGGTATTTCTGTTATTAGTTTATCTATTAGTTGTGAAGTTACTAAACTCATTATTACCTCACCATAGTCTTAGTTTTTATACCTGTCTCTGACTGCTGCTTTGAGCCATCTTTGTTGGTATCTTTCATGAAGCTTCTGTCAAGTAGTAGCTTAACTCGACTGTCGTATTTGGCCATTTTGTCATCATCACCCATCTCTGAGTAGATCAATGTCAGTGTTTGGTATACTGTTGCTAGAGACAGTTGAGACTTATCAAGTAATAGGTTTGATGAGTTGAGGTTTATACTCTCAAGCCTCTCTATGACCCATTCTGTAGCCGTTATCCTCTGCTCTTCCCAGTCTACCTTACCTGTTTGCCAGTCGTCCATAAACAGGCTATTCATAACCCTGGGAGAGACTGCCTGTAGTTGTAACTCAGAGCAGAACAAGTCTCCCATCCAATCTAATGTCATGGCTATGTCTGCATCGTATGTTATTTTTATCCAGTACATGTCGTATATCTTAAGAGATGTGAGGTCTGTTATATCCTCTGTATCTTTGGCAGACCATGAGTGTGATCTATCAGTACCGAACTCTATGTACCCAGCCTGGGTAAATGCCTTGGTGTTATCTTGCATTGAGGCTGCATTTCTCCAAACTGTTCCATCCCAATACTGTACTGTGGCGTTAGATCCCAGCACGTTCAGTGTAGACAGTTTGAAGTATTTTGATGTGAAAGGTATTAGTGAACCTATATATATTGCATCTGTCGCTGCTGTAAATGTTATAGGGCTGTTGCCTGATGTAGCTCTTGACAGATCTTCAGAAAGGTCTGTTATAGTACCACTGCTACTATAAACTATCTTGTCCTTCATAGCTCTCTACCTCCCTCGTCTAACTCGATAGACTTCTTACAATGGTTTTTGTCTATCTTGTTAAGTATCCAGCATAGGTATTTAGCCCACGTCTGTGTGTCCTGCCTTTTTCCTGCCCTGCTGCTAATGGTCTCGTCAGGATCGCCCAACAGCACGGTATTAGCTAACTGGTCTATCGCTATGAGCAGATTCCATATATACTTGCAGACTTTACACTCTTTATTTTTCATCTCAAGTCCTGTATCGTTAGTAGGTCTGCTTCTGTAGCCGCTGCAGCTATTTGTGACTTTATAGATCTGCCTGAGTCCAAGTAGTATTGCACTGTCCCGCTAGCTGTAGTCACAAACAAGTCTAAGTTTGCCTCTGTAAGGCTATATGATGTATCAGACATTGTAGTTATATTTATAGGGAATGTTAATAGTGACTGCAGACTCTTAAGACCTAACCAATTCATCTGTGCTTTTGAGGACAGCGAAAATGTCTCTCCATCAAATCCAAACCCATTATCTATGAGTGTTACCGTCTTAGAATCTATTAACTTTATTTTATCTATTTTCTGTATAGATAGGTAATGATTATCTAGCTCTGCCTTGGGTACAGCTATAACTGACCCCCAATCGATGTTCTCATATAGGGTTGAAGGGCCTGTGCATGACACTTTCTTACCTGAATAGAACTTATTTATTAACTTCATGTAGTCTATCATACAAACGCCTCCACGGATATACGGGCTCGTCTTATACGTGCCACCTCTTCCTTAGGACTTCTAAACAATATCTCTACTGTATGTGTACCAGCAGGTAGGTCTATAACAATATGCCCTGACGCTGTATGGTACTGCTCATCTCTTATACATCCTTCACTCTGCTCTGCTATTACTACTCCACCTACTTCCACCCTCCACTCCACACTCTTCTTATCCTCATCACAGCTCAATTCTGAACTGTAAGTTATTTTATACTTACCTAGAGGTAGTGTGTTTGTAGTAGCCTGTAATTTACTTACCCAGTTATCTGAGTCAGTACTGCTCTCAACATCACTGGAGAAGTATTCTGGAGTTATGATAGTGGAACCTACTGCTGGAGTGACTAGACTCCACTGTGTCCCGTTCCATTGTAGTTGTTGTCCTGCGACAATTGAAGAGAGATCTATACCAAGAACGGTATCGAGTCCTAGAACATACTCTTGATGGTATTCTAGCTCTACTCCATTCTTCTCCGCAATCAGCACTTTAACGCTGTCTGGTGCTGGCATAGATCTCCCCCTTAATTAAATGTTGACTTTGATGAACCTGATCTCTACGTGCATATCTGTAGAGTTCTTAGCTGTTCCTACTGCCCACACGTGCTCTCCTGATGTTCCGGGGAGTGTTGCTGAGTAAGTTGAACCTGTCCAAAAATAGGTTGTACCCGCTGTCGCTCCTGTGAGGACTCCTGGTATAACTTCATCGTTAGCCAATACCTTGACCTGTGCTGCTGCCGCTGCAGTTGTTAGAGCTAGTCCAATACCTCTGTGTGCTTGAGACAGTGTTGAGTAAGGCAATACAGTGTCGTTTCCGGAGATGTAGCAAAGGTCGCCCTTGGTTACTCCACCAGCACCAGCAGTGTACTCTACATAGTCACGTCCATCAGATGCGAGGGTGTACAACTCAGAGAGCGCACCTTCTACACTTGTAGCTGTGAATACTGCACTTGCGTCCTCGATACCGATTATGCTGGCACCTTGTCCGCTTACAGAACTGTTCAAGTCACTAGCCTGAATCGCCTTGGCATCGTTAAATGCTGTGGAGAAATCGATCGCCATGTTGTCTGAACCATCGTCTACAAGCCCTGCTCCTGCGAAGTCTGTTGGCTCGATGCGTAGTTGGTTCCCTACAAGCTTAATACCGCCTGCTGCAACCAGATCAGCTTGGAAGTCAGATCCAATCCTCTTAACACCTAAGCTACCTGTGTATATACCCGCGCTAAATAGAACCCAAGAACCTGAAGCAAAAACATCGTTATTGAACGTGTATGCTGAGGTTTCATCTTCTACGTATACGTAAGTACCTTTATTCGGGTCAATCTCAGTTACCCAAGCAGTACCGTTATACTCAACAACTTTATTGTCAAGACCTGCCCAAGCACCTGTAGCTGAAGGACCGACAATATACCTGTCACCCGCTACTGGAGAAGCTGGAGGCGCTGTTAAGTCCTTGTCCTTGATTGACTCTCTAAAGTCTTGTAGTCCTGAGACTGCGTTATCAAGTTGACCTTTGTTGACTGCATCACTGGAAGCGACACCGTCTGCTAGACTTGTTAGCTTGTTTGAACCCATAGACTGAGGGCCTGTGAATGCCCTTGAACCGTCTGCGAGTGTGTACTGTGTGTGGTCGTCGTCTGCTAGTCCTGCAACGCTACCGTGGTCGATAGTGCTGAAGTTAACTAGACTTGCGTCGAGTAGACCTGCCGCATCCAAAAGGATAGGCTTACCTGCATCTGCAACACCAGCTGAGGATGCTACGTACTCTGTAGATGCATAACCGAGAGTTTCTTGATAGAAACCATCAGCGTTAGTTACTAGAAATTTAACTGACATAGTTACTCCTTGTTAAATGATAGTTCTCCTGATAAAGGATCATGACCGAATGGCTGACCTTCAGGAACACCATGCCTCTTTCGTAATTCTGCTAGGTAGACTTTATGATTTCCGATCTTGTTCTTATGAACATTCTGTTTCGCAATCATGTCTTGTTCGAGCAACAACACCTTGGAGTGCATTAGTTGTATTTGTAGATTGAGGTTGTCTCTTTTTAGTCTGGCGAACTCTAACTCAGACATTCTTAATTTATATTCAGCATTAGAGTTGTCTAATATTCGCATGTCCGCTTCTGATAAATGCGTTGGATACTTCTTCTTCAAAATAAACCCCCCAAGGTTGTATTAGCTAAGTATGATTTTTTCTAAACTAGGTAACAGAAATAGCTCATTTGCTTTAATGGCCATACCTATCTTCTGTAGATGTCCCGTGGTTGGTACTGTAGTAGTTATAGTCCCAAAAGGTCCAATGTAAGCCACCTTACCGAACGACAGACCACTTATACCGTCTGTTACTTTTCCTGACACCAACACCTCACAGGTTGTGGCATCAATCTTCTTTATAACAATCCCAAAAACTAGGTTGTTATAAATATTGGTTGTAATTGTAATTACTTTGTTCTCGACTGTTTGAGAAGGTACTACAACGTCCCCCACAGCCGTTGAAGCATTACATATAAATTCTGACGAGATCTTCTGTGCGAACTCTACGTTTGCCTGTGATCTGTCAAGTTCTAGTTGTCCATTGAGAGGGTTTAGCCGGAATGCCATCTAACCCCCTTACGTCCAAGACACCGATGCTAAGTCGTTCTTGGATACATCTGTATACGTAACAGTTATGACCTTTAGTATAGCACCCGATGCGCCTCCTGTCCTGTACGTGTAAACTTCTGTAAGCGTGTCTGGGTAGGCTGCCTGTATAAAATCAGCATCAAGAGGGATGTCCAATGTACCGAAAGGTATGACCCTTACGGCATGTTCTCCTGTGTTGGTCTCTTGGAACTTGTTAAACTCCCTATCTGTTACATTGCCTTTAAGGACCATGTCTATACCTCATAGTTACTACCCTAGATAAATGTAACACAATGTACATTAACCCTAACTAGTGGTCTCTGTTGTTGTGTTACCTATTTTAGTCCTCTTAACTTTACTCTTTCGTTTAACAACCTTAACAGGCTTACTAGGATTGATCCAAGCGTAGTGCCTATTGCCTTGAGCGTAAAGAGATAGGATGGCAAACGGTAACTGTATCTGTTGTAATATGTCCTGTAGACCTTGCGCTGTCTGAGAGGACAGTACCTGTACGTTTTTAAATGTGCTCAAATTGTCACCGAATGCCATCATATACTCCTTATACGTTGTAAAAACTCATGTGTTGAGTAAGACCTTCATAAGAAAGAGCCGACCCTACGATGATATCAGCAGTGATTATGAATCCTCTCTTTTTGTTACTGTGCAAGTCAGACACCTTAATGTCCATACCTTGCTGCATAACAAAGTGTATTGCGTCTGGATCAAAGGCAAGTCCTAGTTGACTAGTTGCACTAGTGGCTGACAATTGGCTCATTCCTGCACTGTTGTCCTCAAGGATATTGAATCCGAATCTCTGAGTAGCGATCTGTCCGCCTACGATTGGAGAGTCTGGAACGAAGTCTTTACTAGTCAAACTAGTGACATTCATCAAGTCTTGGTGGAATACTGGATCTAGTAGCAAGTATTTGTTCTTAGCTGCCCACTTCTTCTGTGAGGCGTAGATCTTTGCGGCTCCTAGTTGTGATGCGTCAAACGCTGTAACTGCTGCTGTAGCGCTGGTAGGTGCTGCCATTACGCCATACAAGTAGTTGTTCAACTCAATCTCGATAGCTTCAAACAAACCCTTTCTCATCTGTGAATTAGGGTCGTGAATCTGAGACTGAAGATCAATCAAATGTTCGATCTCATAACCAGCTTGGATGATAGTATCTGCCTTGACAGTTACTTGCGCAGTCTGTAGAGCGTCTGTTTGATAGTCGTTGTACCCAGCAACACCGATAGTCTTGCGGACGGCTGTAGGTCGTCTGATGGTTGAGATCTTAACTTCATCCCCACCCTTTTGAATTGATCCTTGATACTCTTTGGAAACTAGTGAAGGAAGTAATGTGTTTTCCTTCAACTCGCTGCGAATACTAGGACTCCAGAACTTTTGAATCTGTGCGTTGACTGCTGCCAACTCTGTAATTAGTGCCATTTATTTAATCCTTTACTTCATGAGATCTAGCAACTTTCTCTTTAGCGGAAAGATTTAACCATGTCTCGTATGTTAATGATTGGGGGCCTGTTCCTGGGGCATTGTCTGGTAAGTCAGACTGCGTAGATATCAGGTCTCCGTACTGCTCTCTGAACGATGAGGCCACCTGCTTAAGTGACTCCTGCTCAACTAAACCCGACTCGTCTAAGACAATCGAATTTATATCTGCAAACTTCAAATACTCAGTCTTTCGGATACCCTTTAGCTCTGCTGCTAATGCGGCTTCCTTAGTTCTGATTAAGTCCATCTGCTGTCTCTGCGAGATCTCAATCTGTAACTTCTCAACTGATGCTCGCTCTGCCTCGAACAACTCTTGATACTTACCCTGTTCTGCTTTAGCCGCTTCCTCTGCTGCTTGCTTCTCTGCAACCAACGCATTGTGTGCCTGCTCAAGCTCCTTGAACTTAGATTGATCTGACTTTCTCTGAGCTAATACTCTCTGATACGTCTCGAACGCTACAGATTTACTTGGCTCATCCTTTGGCGGCACAACCGCCTGATCGACACTATCACTAATATTGTCTGGCATCATTTACCTCGTGTGAGTTTAATTAAAAAATTGGCTAAGGTTCTTAACTCCTTACCCGCTAGATTAAAGAAAGGTCTGTCCTTTGAGACATAACCTGCTTTCTTGTTGTTGTAACTACCGGCTATAAAGAACTTGATGGTTCGGTCTATCACCCTATACCTGAAGGACTTTAGTAAAGATCCTGTCATTGTTAGGTTGGAAGTTCCTGCATCTGTCTTACTAGATAGTCTCATACTTGCCCGTCTCTTCTTAGTAGAGTCTGCAAGCTCTTTCAATGGGGAGGTGTTACCACCACTACGCTTTACTCCCTTGCCCTGTGCTTGAGTCCGTTCCACCATTAGGCGAACCCCCTCCTTGCCCAGTTGACTTAGGATCTTTTTGCTGGTCGCCTGTCTGAGTATCTGTTCCATCTTCAACCTGAATTGTGTTGCTTGGCTCATCCTCTTCTAGCTCCATTACCCATTCGTCTAATTCTTTCTCTGTCATTGTAGGATAGATCAGTCTTATGGCCTGTCGCTGTGTGGCAAGTCCTGCACTAATCAGCATAGTGGCCTTCTCAATCTTCTCCTTCTCTGACGAAAATATCTTCTGCTCTGGGAATACTGTGTTAAGTTCAAAGCTTGAGGATAGACTCGCTGTCCCCTCGAAGTCTGCGATCTTAATCCAGTTCTCATTCCTAGCTGCAATTATTTTAAATAGTTCTTTCTCAGCCCAAATAAATTTATTTATCTGTGCGTTGCGTGAAGCTGTTGCATCTGCCTCGTCTACTATCTTCGCTAAGGCTGACGTTCTGCTAGATCCTGTCGAGTTGCCCATTGTTCCAGGTCTAATGCCCATAGACTCCAGCCAAGTGGCTAGGGTTGTCTGTATGAGCTTTATAACGGCATCTATATCAATCTTAGGAGTAACTACCTCTACAGACCCCTTTACTCCGTCCTCTGCACTAGATGACTTCATAACCCAAATAGCATCAGGGTTTCGGTCAACCTCATCAGGTAAGTCCATGTCCTTAACAACAACTAGCGAGTGTGCTAGGTACTTGACAGCGTAATTTAGATCGCCTAGGAGTTTAGGTATCAATACTGTGTTGCTTAACATGTCATCATTAGGTATAGGTAACAGCCTGCTGTGTGACTTGTTAACATAAACTATAGGAAGCATACCTAAAGGGTTTAAGCCGTCTAGGTTTGCCTGTGGTGTGTGATCAGGTCTAAGTGTACCGTCCGAGTCCATTACCATAAACTCTGTATCTGAATATACATAGAACAGGCCGACTCTTGACTTCTCACTAGGTCTAGTGAATATGCCATTAACGTTTACTCGTGACTCTTTATTAATACTCTCCACGTCGCCCATGAACTTTATAAACACTGTTGGGTTAGTCGGGTCTGTAGGATCATCTGAGTATACTGTGAATTGGTCTGGAGACATAACTCTTATTTTAGGCTTGCTGTCCATACTTAAATAAGGCTCTAGTGCCACAGTCTCGTGTAAGTTATACACCCTGTTTGCCCAAGCAAGCTTAGAGTCTATATTCATCTCTGTCTCATAAAACTCTATAATACTAGTGTCTGAGTCGAGTCCTGAAGATCTTGAGATAGGTTCGTCGTATATTCTGCTCAACTTATCTACAATACGTGTAAGTAAATTTATTGCCGGTACACGCTCTATCATCTTGACAACTGTTTCAGGTTTAAACTCATTGAGTAGAGATTTCTCTATTTCTCCCATCAATTGACCCGAGTCAATCAAGTTCAAGCGATTGGAGAACTCAACCCTATCAGAGTTCTGCTGCACGTACATAGCAATGTCGTGAGCCATCTCTCTAAGTGGTCTCTGTGTACCCATAAACTTCTCCAATTAAATACACCTTGATCTCTGCAAAGGTTTCTTCAGAGGGTTAATTCCCCACAGTAAGTATCCTAGTGCATCTGATATGTGCGATAGTTGATCATCCTTGTTATCGTGAGCTAGATTGTCTAAGTCATTTATAAGCCTCTTGCACTTTGGGTCTATTTTTAGCCACCCGTTAGCAAGCCACCTGTTTACATTGTTGTATCTGTCTTTGACACTAGGGTTCTTTCTGCGGGTCTGTACATCCATTCCTGCGTCCCTGAGTATCTGATGGTCTGTCTTGGCTGCCGATGTCTTTCGTGCTGCTCCTGTAGCATCTGGGTACACTGTCATGCCCTCCTGCCTATTTCTAAGCTCGCTGGATAGCTCGAAAGTGTTTGAGTGTTCTAACCAAACCTCATCATAAATATGAACAGATTGATTACCTACCACAGACCCTATAGCTGCAGTGAGAGGATTGACGTTAAAGTCACAACCTGATCTCATGTCCAGCACTTTGTCATCAAATGTAAGTAAGTGATCTGTGTGTTTGAATGCGTGATATACTTTGCCTGCCATCAAGTTAACGAACTCTCCAGATACCTCCTGCTCGTACATGAGTGGGGAATACTGTATGGCTAAAGACTCCAAGTAGTCCTCTGGTAGAAAGTGGTTGTCCAGTGCTGATGCGCTTAACATCTCGTGGAACTTGTCCTTGAACACTTGGGGTGTACCTGTACGTGACACGTAAACACCTTCAGCAAACGCTTTATACATGAAGTTCATACCATTGGGAGAGCTAGTAAATCTAGCCTCCAGAGCTTCCGATCTAGGGCATCTGAGACGACCTATCATGACATTGAATGCTTCCTCACGGGCGAAACAGATTTCGTCACCTGCTATCCACCCTACCTGAATACCGCGAAGTGCTTCGTATTTCTCAAGCGACAGGCATAGGCATTTAGCCCCTGTCTTGTGTAATATTAATTCTTTCGTGAGTGAGTTGAAACTGTAACTCAATCCCAACAGGTCTAGGTTTCTAAATAACTCGGACATAATCGAGTTGTGTAATTGTGTGTATGAGTTCGCTGTGATCAATCCCATAGTTTCAGGATTTTTCAACATGCGTGAAATTATGTACCACGACAGGATAAATGATTTGCCGTAACCGATACCAGATTTCAGCCAGAGGAACTTAGTCTTGGACATTAAGAATTTCTTCTGCTGAGCCAGTAATGGAACTTTCACTCACCACCTCCACCAGAATCGTCCTGAAGGGGTCTAACAGGCTTCTCAGCGTCCGTGAACTCGATTAGAATACTCTGACCTTGATTTGCACTCGAAGCGTCCTGTGACTTGATTTTCGGTGTTGAGTACGATAACAACTCCATGAGCATCTTGGCTCGATAGTGAAAGTTGTCTATCTTATTGATATTCTTAATTAAAGTTTCAAAGAACTCTGGTGTATCTACCAGATCTACTACTCGGTCAACAAAGGAACCGCTGTCATTATCCAATGTTACGTCCCCCTGTCATATTATTTATAAGTGATATCGAAATGTTAAGTAATCTGTGCCTGGCGGCCTGTCTGGTTCCTAGACTCGGTGTTATATTATTATATTATTATATTATTATTTATATATATATTATATAATACCCCCTATCCCTCTCATCCTCTACTCCTCCTCCACTCAACCCCCCTTACCCCCCTTCTCTCCTCCTCCTCGTCTCCTTCTCTCCCTTTCCCCCGCTGTACTACAACCCCCTCACTCATAACTCAGCGCGTAGTTATTCTGTACAAACTTTAGACAGTTGTATAAACTTTAGACACTTTGTATAGGTGTGTCAATTACACCACTAAATATTTTACATGAGTGTTATTGAGACCTTACAATAAATATTGAAATTATTTACATTTTGGGCTAAAGTTTTGGACAAATGTGCCGTTAAGTAATATGAGGGCTGGATGAGAGCCTATTAACTGACTAAACCTTACGGAAGGGTAAGAAATGAGCATCGAAGAGAAGTCACAGAAGATACTACAAAGACGTAAAGATCTGGCCGAACTACAGAGACACTGGTACAGGAAGTTAAAGTCTGAGGGGTTCAGAGACATAGAGTCGTTTGATTCCAGTATGGAGCCTGTAGACAAGCTAAAGCAGTCCTGCAAGAACATAACGACAACACTGTACATAGAGGGGGAGGACGAACCCGAGGAGTCTATAGAATACACTACAACTGTAGGGTTCTACCAGAGAGCAGACAGATTAATTAAACTTGACGAAACAGTTAAAGTTTTCAGGATACCACCCGATAAGGAAGTGTGGGAGATGTACAGGGTAGGCAAGGAGGTTCCTGAGATAGCAGAGACGACAGGATTCAGCAGAGCTCAGGTTAGGCGCAAGATAAAGAAATACACACAGACTGCTTTAGAACTATAAACATAGGGGTAAGTGATGGTAATGGTAGACGGAGAAGATGAGGACTGTTATAGTTTGTATGACTACTGTACAGGTATAGGCGAACACGTAGACGAAACTATATACAGGATAGACTCAATGAGGATGAACAGAATGACAGATTATGAAAGGAAGAGGCACGACATACTACAGAACATACACAACACTTTAACAGGCAAGAGACTACAGGAGGCGTTAGGTAGACATTATGAAAGATACGGTAAATATAAGTGAGGAGGAAGATCTTAGCTATTTGGATCTAGAGTGCTTGCCAGTAGACAAGTCGTCATTCCAAATACACAACGAGAGAACAGATGTCTTATACAAGGACATTCTTACAGACATGTTTAAATACTTAGTAAATTACCCGTCTGCAGATTACTGGTCAGTGTCAAGACTAACAGGAGACTTGAACACCACCTATCTTATAGACAGGATACAGGCACTAGGTAGAACGTGTGTAGAAGGTAGAAGCTGGGGAGAGGTTGATGTAGAGCTTGTTGATGAGCTGCTGACCGTCTCCAACAGACCTATACCAAAGGACTTGCTTAAGATAACGCACAACCAGAATATAACCATTAACGTACTCAAGGAACTTGAAAGGATTGACAATGACCAACGCAAAAAGGTTTAACGAAGGCAAGCTCAACTTTACACTAATACCTGTGGACGCTACAGAAGCAGAGGCTGAAGTGTGGCAGATGGGTGAGGTTAAGTACGGCAGAGACAATTGGACTAAGCTGTGGGGCGAGGACACTGTACACACTGTTATGGCCTCTATGCTTAGACATTGTGTAGCTATACAGAAAGGTGAGTCACACGACAGGGAGTCTGGATTACAGCACGCAGCACATATAAGGTGTAATGCAGCCATGATTATTAGACACTTCAATACTCTGTCTAGGTTAACAGATCTGACAGATGTAGAACAGAGAGAGTTCGATGACTAAGTTACGAAAGAAAATATATGCTTCTAGTTCATCGTTCATGGACGGCGACTTGGTAACAACACAGTACAGCTCTGGATGCCTTAGAATGATACTGGCAAAGGCTGCTGGGTTCAGAACAGACATCAAGCAGAAGTTCATGGACGTTGGAGAGATAAACGAGTTAAGGTTCTATAAGACACTTGTTGACAGTAACAAGTACAGTTTGATACTAGATGAGACACCTGTGAGAAGAAATAATGTTATAGGGGGTGTAGCTTACTCATCACGTACAGACTTCTTAACATGGGAACCTGGAGACATACAACCTATCGTACATGAGTGCAAGGCAACCTTTAGCTCTGGACTGTTGTCAACAGCCAAGAAGGGTGAGCCTAGAATGAGTCACTTAGCACAGATAGTTAGTTATATGACTATACTTGGATTGCCGAAAGGAATAATCTGGATACATGGGTATAGTGAGAAGAAGAACAAAGAGACAGGTGGAGTTGATATAGTTCCTAAGATACGTAGGGATACCAAAGAGCCTCACGAATACAGGTTCGATATATCCTTTAGCGAGGACGGAACTATATTGATAAACGGTAGGAGGACATCTTATACACAGAAGGACTATATAAGTCACTTCATGGCAGTAGGTGAACTACTAAACAACCCTGTCTCCATACCTAAGAGACCTCTAGGCGGTGAGTGCGACCGAGAGTGCTGCTCATGGTGTGATCTCAAGACAGTATGCAGAAAGTCAGACGATGAAGGATTAACAGTAGACGAGTTTATTAACGAGGCCAAGAGCCTACCAATTAACACAGGAGATTAATATGAGTAACGTAGAACTACCAGTATTTAACCTAGACCCCTCAACAGCTACATTCAAGACAGATGACGAGTTAACGGCAGCCATAGCCTCTGAGTCCACAGGTAAGCGATTCAAGGAAGGTAACTACAGTCTAGTTATTAAAGAGGCCAGGTACAACAGGAAGTGTGCAGATGAGACTTGGATGACTGTCAAGATTGTACTAGGTACAGATGTCAAGGGAGACGAGCGAGAGATCTCATTATACCAACTGTTCCCGCTCACACAGCGAATTGAGTATAAGAAACCTACGTCTGAAAAGAGTACATTGTTTTGCTGGAAGAAAGCAGCAGAGTTTATACGAGGTATTGGTGAGGTTGCATCGTCAACTGCATTAGTAGGATTCCTTACTAAGTATCTAGCAGGTCCAGGTGTAGCAGAGCCTATCACTTATGAGGGATATAACAGAGACACTGAAGAGGTCGAGACTATGAATGGGTTCAGGTTCAAGAACTTCATCGGTAAGACCTTGGACGTAAGCCTGGGATACGAGGGCGGGCATATTGCACAGAACGACGAAGGACAGTACGCCTTAATCAAGGACGGTAAAGTTGTTGTTAAGAATGATGTTGAGATTGTTGGGGACAGTTATGATGAGTGCCAGGCTATCATGATTGACAATGACATGGAACCGTCAGAGCATATCAGTAGCTTGAGTGTTTTAGCAATTCTACCTAAGAAAGCTGAGACAGCAACAATAGCTAACTCTGCACTAGCTGCAATCTAACGGAGACTAGCATGACCAGATACTATGAGTGGGCGTCAAAGCCCTTCACTAGAAGCGGTCTAATGTTAGCAGAGTCCAAGTTAAGTAAGATAGTAGATGCTCAGATGTGTTCTGGGTATTCTACTGTCTATTACTTCTCACAAGAGGATGCTGACGAGATCAAGGAGAGTGGTAGTTCTTCAGGCTTCAAGAGATATGCCGTGGGAGCAGACAGGATTGTACTTGATCTGGATGACGGCGACTCACAGCTTGAGGAGACAGAGAAGATACTTAAGGACAAAGGACTGCAGTATGAGGTATGGTTCTCCGGTAAGAAGGGCTACCATATCTATATACCAACAGAGGATATGTATGACAAGGACCTACCTTACTCACATTTGATGTATATTAGGTCATTGGGTATTAAGTGTGATGAGAGTCTGTATCAGCATGGGAGGCTACTGAGTCTACCTGGCAGAATACATCCCAAAACACGAAAACGCAAGCAGAAGCTCAGAATGGTACCAGGAGTGGCCGCAGACGTTCAGATAGTACAGAGGCCTATCTTTACCCTTTCAGTCCACTCAGACCCCTCTCACGTCGTCCTAGCTGGCGCACTGATGAGATTGAGCGAGATGGCCCTGAACGAACCTAGAAGAGATGCACGCCATACAGAGTTATGGGCAGTTGGTAAGGACTTAGTTAACGGTGGGTTGAGAGATGATTTAATATTTAACTTATTGCAGGCTGTGATGACATCATGGGACAGGCCAAAGGACGATGAAAAATTAATGCGAATAATATCAATGAGTAGGAGGCAAGCATGATCTCACCATCACTGAGATATCGAATACTTACAGGTTTACGTAAGGCGTACTTTATGTCGTATGAGAGGAAGCAAGTTCTTGAGAGATGTGAGACAGCTACACCTGCTATGAAGAAGGACGGTACACCTAAGTTAAGGTTAGGTAAGCAGTGTTACGTTAGGAGGTATAACTGTGAAGTGTGTGGTAAGGGGGACTTTAAGGCACCTAAAGAGTTTCAGGTAGATCATATTTCACCTGTGGGAGGTACTCCAGGCACTAGGGATACACCTAAATGGTGGTCATGGGACATCTATATTAACAGGTTATTCTGTGACGCTGACCAGATGCAGGGAATATGCACAAATTGTCACATCTGTAAGACTGTGAAAGATAAGGCTAATATAAAAAATGGAACTTTTTATAAAGATTTAGCTAAAGTTTATCTGGAAGGTGCCGAGAAGTAGTATAAGATTAACGCACAGGGAGGCACAACATGACACTAGTATCAAGATTCGACGGGACAGGTAACGTACCAAGAGAGCTACAGGTAGAATGTCTTAACTGGCTTGAGCAGAACTGGGCTGAGTCTGTAGTATGCTTCCAAGGAGGCACAGGGTTCGGGAAGAGTGCTGTTGGAGTGTCCTTGATGAAGAAATACGGGGGTGTGTATGTAGTACCTACCAATGCTTTAATGGATCAGTTGATTGAGACTTACCCAGAGATAAATTACCTCAAAGGTAAGGAACACTACTCACTGGAGACTGAGTATAAAGACTCACTGTCTAGATATGGTTCTGGAGAGCCTACATTTGTTAATCCGTACTCGTTTAAGTATGCGAAGTACAATACATCAGTAAAGTCTCCACCTGTACTAATAATAGATGAGTGTCACAACATGATGGATACACTACAGTTGATGGCAAGCTCTTCTATAAGTACAAAGGTACATGGACTACCTAAATCATTTGAGCATGTCGATTTGGTGAACTGGCTAGATGTAATTGTAAAGTATCTTAGGTCTGCAGCATCTTGTGAAGATGACTTGCTTAAGAAGTCTCAGCTATCTATCAGGGCAACAGGTATACATGAGACGCTACAAGCATTGATAGACGAGCCTCATATCTACTCTGTACACAAGGATAAGGGTAGGGTAGTGTTCAAGCCTATACAGCCACCTAAGAGCGTTGTGAATGAGTTCTTTAGGTCTGAAAAGACTGTACTGATGAGCGCAACAATAAATGAGTTCACAGTTAAGGAATTAGTACAGGAGAGGAAGGTACAGTTTAAAGCATTCGGCACACCCATAAAGGTTGAGGACAGACAAGTGCTGTACAGACCTGCAGGGTTCGCTATGAATATGAATACACCACTTAGGTTAGTGGCAAGCTGGATCAAGATGCAGTTGAGGAAGTATCCAGACAGGAATGCTATAGTACACTTAACATACAAGGATGTGGAAAATATCAGAGAGTATATACCAGAAGCCTTGTACGTTACAAAAGAAACTAAGACAGATGATGTTAACGAGTTCAAAAAGAAAGGCGGTGTTTTATTAGCAGCAGCATGTGGGACAGGGATAGACCTACCCTACGACGAGTGCAGATTGAACATCATACCAAGGTTACTTAAACCTAACCTAATGGACGGGGCTATTAAGAAACGTAAGGCATTGTCTGATGGGAGTCAGTGGTACAACCACCAGATCATAGATACATTAATACAGCAGGCAGGACGCAGTACAAGATCAGTAGACGACAGTAGTATAACCATTGTGGGAGACAAGAACCTAAAGTTTTTTATGAGAGGTATTAAGCATGAGATTAACGAAGATTTTCTATCCAGTATTAAGTGGGGGAAGAGATGAGTAATAAAGACAATAGGCCTAAGATACTGATCCTAGATATAGAAACCTCCCCCAAATTGGGGTACATATGGTCTCTGTGGGATAACAATGTATCATTGAGTCAGTTAGTAGGCGATACGTATACACTCTGTTGGTGTGCTAAGTGGTTGGAGGATGACTATGTCTATTACGACTCCTTACACTACCATAAGAAGATGTGGGACAAAGAGCCTGAGAACGACATCAAGATACTTGAGTCTGTATGGAAGATGTTGGACGAAGCAGATTATGTAATGGCTCACAATGTTAGGTTTGACGTAGGTACACTTAACTCTAGATTTATACAACAGGGGATGAAGCCACCTAGCAAGTATAAAACTATAGACACCTTACGCATAGCTAAACAGAACTTTAAGTTCACGAGCAATAAGCTGGAATATCTTGCCTCAGTATTGACAGAGGACAGTAAGATGGACGCAGGAGGGTTTTCCACCTGGAGAGACATCTGTCTGAATAAATGCACTGAAGCATTTGACCACATGGTAGAGTATAACATCAAGGATGTTGAGGTACTTGAAGAAGTGTACTTGAAACTAAGGTCATGGGACAGTAAGGCACCAGCATTACCTCTGTCTGGAGGCCTTGATGAGATGTCCTGTAATGCTTGTGGGTCTAGTAAGGTGAATAAGAATGGCTCATACAGCACTAACACGCAGAAGTATCAGAAGTATAAGTGTGGAGATTGCGGACACTCAATGCGAGGAGCTAAAGCACTCAAGACACACAGCAAGGAACAGAAGAACAATTTACTACGAACCATTTAACCAAGGAGACAGGCATGGACTTTAAAGCACTAATCAAGCAAGCACAGGCAGACAAGGAAAAGGATCAGAGCGGTAACAGCCTATTCTGTTGTGTGTTAGGGCCATCAGGAGCAGGTAAGAGTCACGTAATAGGTACTCTAGGTGTTAAGACACTATTCTTACACTTTGTTGGCGAGGCACACGGTGTCAAGTCATCAGTCAAGGAAGGTGGGGAGAACATTGTACCCGTATGCTTGGACTATGTGGACGGTAAGATGTTGGAACCCGATCAAGTTCTAGCTAGACTGCGAGACATACTGTCAGCACCACAGGATATCAAGGCAGCAGGGTTTAAGGCCATAGTTCTTGATGGACTAACAGAGCTAGACATGGCAGTGAGTGAGAGTAAGGAACTTAAGAAGATGTGCTTAACTGCAGCAGGTAAGGTGGACGGGTTCAAGACTACTCCAGCTACCAAGCAGATCATGAGCGGCATCATTAACACCTTCCAGACAGTGAGAGCTACAATAGGGTGTCACTTTATCACAACCTGTATACTTACAGTCAAAGAGTATGACGATGAGAAGGCTATACTAGAATGCAGCCCACAGTTGGGTACATTTGGTCTAGCTGAGAGCGTACTGCAGAAGTTTGGTGACAGGGTAGTAGTATCACCATTAAAGAGAGTTAACCCTAAAACTGGAGAGGATGAGGAAGTACATGTGTTCGACTCTAGGGTAACAGCTAGTAGGTCTAGCAAGGATCAGAATGGTAATGTCAAAAAGACTATTAACTTTAACAGCCGTATTGAGTCAGGCAACCTACCATCTCTCATGAAGGCAGACTTGAGTGATTTACTTAAGGTTAAGGCAGGGGGTGAGGGGTGAGTTATGGCTACCTGTCCTACTTGGTAGGATTAATAATTATAACAACAGTAACTTTAACAAGAGCTTTCTACACAGAAGATACAAAATGCGAGAAGGTAGATGTAAGCAGTTCGGTAGAAGAGGACGGAGACTATCTATACATACAGATTGGTCCATGGAGCACAGGGGGTGAAAGGTGACAGACTACCATATAAACTACATGTTAGGCATGTCACTGATGGTGGCAGTACAGATAGGGATGGCAGGACTGCTAGTAAATCTAGCTCAGTCTATACTTAATGACAAAGAATGTGAGGAGGACGACGATGCGAGACTTCATGATGAACAACAGTAGCTTCTTTACTATCACAATACCATTTATTGTACTTATCATAGGGTTCAAGTCCAGTTATGGGAAGTAATAGGGTAGTAGCACTTGACTTTGAAACAACCGGGCTTGATTACTACAAGCCTGAGTTTAGGGTAACTGACCTAGCTCTCTCATGGCGTAATGATGAAGGCGACATAGCCAACCACTACTGTCAGGGAGAGCAGGCCATCCTTCAGGCGCTAGAAGCTTTACAAGAGAAGAATGTAACTTTAGTAGTTCACAATGCGTTCTTTGACATAGGATGTTTACAAGCAAGGTTCCCTAGCATACAGTTTGACAAGTGGTATGACACAGCCAGACTAGCACAGGTAGGGGATGCAGGAGAGGGACAGGAGATGTATGCACACAGGTACTTAGCACAGGGCGGAGAGATACAGAAGGGACTATCCTTAGTAGCCTGCTGCTCTAGGTGGCTTAACTGTGACAAGCATAACCACAAGGATGAGGCTCACTCTTGGATCAGGGAGAACGTAGGTAAGAATGTAGTCTGTGGAGAGCATTTAGATAAGCTACCGGACGATATAATGATGAGGTACAACCTAGCAGACACAGATAACACATTACTGTTGTTTGAGAACATAACGAAGCAGTTTGTGATTGATGGGTACACTAACTTTGAGTTAGATCATCAGCTGTACAGGGTTAGGGTACATCAGTTAATTAATTCGTTTATAAAGGGGACTCCTGTGGATGCTGCAAGGCTTGATGATTGTATACTCAGTCTTGAAGATGATTTAGACGGTATCTATCAAAGGTTCCTTGCAGAGCACAAGAATGACATACTAAAGTGTATTGCTATTAAGATTAAAGCCTACTGTACCGATGATAGATTAACAGATCGGGGGAGAGAGGGTAGGTGGATGAAAATAGCGTTAGGTAAACCATTTGCAGGGAGGCCAGCAATCTGTGGATTCAACATCAATAGTGCTAAAGATCTGTCTTTATTGTATGAGCATGTTCTGGGTATTAAACCACCCTTCTATACACGGCCAAACAAAAAGACTGGCAGCGCAGGCGGCAATAACAGTTTCAAGAAGGCTCACTTACCAGCGTGGCATGAAAGCGGTAAGATCTTAGCAGACAAAGGTAACTTAAAGATAGCTCTGAGTCAGTCACAATCACTGAAGGAGCTGCAGAGTGAAGATGGTAGGTGGCACATAGGTATGAGAGCCACAGGGACAAAAACTGGACGCCTAAGCGGAGGGAGAGACTGACATGGTTAAGTTAAACGCACAGGGAATGAGTAGACGCAATAAGCCGTTAATGAGCGCACTTACTGCAGACAGCGCAGACACACTTGTATCTGTTGACTTCAGTGCAGGAGAGCCTACGGTAACAGCGCACTTCTCAAGAGACCCTAGGTATCTATATGCCAACTTCACAGGTGTGGGTAAGGAACCTCACTATAGTAACGGCGTATTGATGATAGACGACATGTATCTGATGGGGGCTAGTGTAGCGCCAACAGGACAGGATGCTATGAAAGAGGCGTTTAACTCAACCTATGGGGGTATGAGCTTTGCAGAGCAGTGGGTGCTAGATAAGGATGTAATTAAGAGTGATGCCAGCATAAAGCCTGTCAGAGCTTCACACAAGACATCTATACTAGCAATGCAGTATGGGCAAGGGCCAGCAGGTATGGTAGCTAATGCCGCAGACAATGGAGTGTCAATTAAGCTGTCAGACGCCAAGAGATTTCATAAAGCTTTCTGGAATGATCTGTTTCCTGGAGTTAGAGATCTAGGCAAAAGACTGACAGCCTACAACAAGCAGAATGGGTGTATTGTTAACCCCTTTGGCTTCAGACTGTTCCCTGCAGACTACAAGTGCTTGAACTACTTCATACAGTCCTGTGTATCTGGACTAATGGACATGTTAATGGCCAACTTCTACACATTGGCACCTTACTGTGATCATATAGTAGTTATACACGATGAGATGGTGTTCTCCTGTCCAACAGAGAGATTGGCAGAGGCCAAACTAGCACTTAAGCAGGCCTTGAAGCATTTGAATGACACACTAGGTTGGTCTGTCAACATTAGGACAGGGTGGGTTGTAGGTAAGGATATGTACGAAGCTCACTAAAGGAGGTAATGTGTCAGGATTAATAATTTACATACTTTTAGCCAGTGGATTGAGGTCTACAACGTATGGGTGGGGTGAATTAATGTGCGGAGATGTCGGACACCCTGTCAGATGCACAGATGGTGCTGTTACGGCCTCTGGAGATGTTTTTGATACCAGCATACCAACCATGGCTGTTAGTGCCCCTGTATGGCTTGTTACGAGGTCAAAAGTTGTACCAGTCAAGATAGATGGCGGCAAATGTGTGTACATAAGAGTAAATGACAAGATGAACCCCAGATATATCGGAGAAAGAGGCTTCGATCTATCACCAGCAGCAGTTAGACTGGTAACAGGGGCGGTGCCTACCTCTACATGGAGTGGGAGGATAACAATATGCTACGACTTGTTACTGGACAATATAACAACTATGGGGAAAATAAAATGGAACCTAAATATCGAGCAGGGGACAGGATTAAATTTAAACACTGGAAGGAGGTAGTTAAACTAGGTAAATTAACTAAGACAGGTATGTGGATGCCCTTGGTACTTGAGTTGAAGTCAGGTATCAAGTATGAACTTAGATTACTCAAAGCCTTGACAGGACAGACGGGTAAGATAGTTCATGTAGACAACACAACAGAGCCGGGAGTCATTACCTACAAGGTACAGTGGCTGTATGGTAGGAACTTATCAGAGATCTTCATGGTAAGCGAGCTGATAGACAGTAAAGTGATGTCAGTTATTAAATGTGATGTATCTGACAGAGATATTGCAGTATTAAAGCATAGCAAGAGGATGAAGGTACAGGCAGAGCGCAGAACACATAATAAGAGAGTAAGTATGGCATTTAACTTAAAAAAGAAGGGGAAGTAGTATGTTGAAGATTTTAATAGCTTTAAGCTTTGTATTGGGGACACATGGGTACGCTAAGTCTAAGAAAGGTCGTAATAAGACAGTTATTGGTACTAGACCTGCAGTAACCATCACATTGAGGGATAACCCACCTCTAGGTAACGAGACAGCCCTCCTAGCTGTACTGGACAGAGATGTTGACTTAATCATAGAGTCTGGTGGTGGGTATGTGTCCACATTCACAGAGTTCGGTAAGTCTTTGGTCAAGCTGCAGAAGAGAGGCTTTAAAGTAAACTGTTATATTAAGAAGGCTTATAGTATGGGCTTCTACATCATGTCGATGTGTGACAAGAGATACTTCTACAGGAATGCTACTGTGATGACCCATGACCCCTTCTTTGTTACGGCAGGTAGGTATAAAGTCACTACAACTGATGCTAGAGAACTGCTAAAGACGGCAAAGAGGCTGCACACACAGATACAGAAAACATTTAAGACCATTAAGTACAAACAGTTCGTTACTAAGGAGTCATTTCTAACAGTACCTATGCTATTACACTATGTTCCAACCTTTGTTGATGGTATTGTTGACAATGACAGGAAGGTGCTATGTAAATCTACAGTTAAGTGCAAGAAGCTTAGTTTTGAGCAGTCCAGACAACCTAACCCGCTATTAGAGCTACTTAGGAGGTTTCGTGTACCTGGACAGGATAGCGGATCAATAGAGATGCACTGATAGTTGAACAGTTTGTATATTATGGGAGGGCTTAATAGCTCTCCCTTTTCACACGTTTACAAAATATATTGCAAATAGTGCTAAAGTTTTAACCAAACCTGCCGATAAGTTTATTGTAAGTCATGAAGGAGGGCTACACTATGAAGATACCACTAATAAACGGATACACTAAAGAGACTATGAAGCGTTTAATAAGGAAGTATAACATGGACAAGAGGTCTGTACATAAGGGGTCGTGTCTGTACCAATCACCTGACGGTAATAGATGCGCTGTAGGGTGCTTTATACCTGACCACCACCCAGCATTAAAGAGTATATCAGGTGTTGACGGAATGCTTAAGGAGTACCCAGACATGGGAGATTGTATGCCCTTACCTATCATGTGGTTGGAAATGTTTCAAGAGTTGCACGACATGTACGACCCTAACCACAAGAGATTTAAAGGTAAGGGGTTATTGGATGTACTGTGTGATTGGATAGATGAGAACGTGGAGGACGCTGCATGAAGGACATAGTTATAACAAGGCAGGATATGATAGACGCAGTGCTAACAGAGCCGTTAGCTAGGGGGTCATGGTATGCCGATACTACCCACAAGGACTACATAACGCAGGGGGAAGGATGCACTGTCTGTGCTGTGGGAGGTATACTGAGGATGAAGGGACTTGGTAGGGTGGATATAATAGACATCTGTGATGGAGTGGCCTATAATGCCGCTGGGTGTGGTGGAGTACCCTGGCTAGTTCAACTGTCTGACTACTTTGAGACCGACGACTGGAGGGTGCCTTCAGACCTCGTAATATGGATAAAAAAGAACATACCAGAGAACTATAAAGGGGTCATAAACGGGTATAGCACACTGATTGAGTCATGTGACTAGAGTTTAGACAGAACGAGTACAGGGCAGTCTCACGACTGTCTGTGTATTGTTATATG